GGTGTCTTTGTCGGAATCAGGTGACTTTCACATGTCTTTGACATTGCCTTTTTGGGGTTTGGTTTTTCCCCACGTGTTGTGCACACCACGTGAAATCACGTGTGGGCCCCGTGACCGAGGCGTTTGCCGCAGGGAAATATAGTCGTTATTTTTTTTCTGTTTTATTTAATTACATTGATGGGTCCCTATCCCATAAATCTAATTCTTGAAGTGTAAGTGAGATTAACAGTCTCCGTTACATTAGTTGCGAATCCAATCACATGAAGTGAGTTGTCTGTAATAGCCGCAACTGTCCCAGTGGTTGCTGAGCACCCCACCTTGATATTTAAATTATCAAGGTGGGCTTCAATGGACTGGGAGAAACCACAGCCTTCTATGTTGGTACCGTCATAGGCTAGACTGGGCTGGTTGAAGTCCAATTTGAAGGTTTTTAGCACGCGGAACCTGGAGGAATATTGAAGATTCCTTTGGAGACAAGTGTTATTGGCTATGCTCGCGGCAGGATTAGTGTAGACATCTTCTGAATTGAGCTGGGCACCATTTGTTTGTGTGTCGAGCACGATTGCAATGAAAACGCTTGGTGGAATCCATCCAGCTGACTTGTTTGCTTGTGAGTTGGCTACAACTCGTCCGAGGAAGTGAAGGGATTTGATGACGTAATTCTTGCCATCTCTATTTGACTCCCCATCACCTTGCGAGACGCCGTTTAGGCAATTAGCAGTCGCAGGATCCAGTTCCCCACCTGTACAATCGGCAGGACCGGCGATCTGTGTTGTCGCAAGGAAGGAATCGAAAAATTTTTTTTCTATTCCTAAGAAACCTCCGGTACGGACGTTTAGTTGTTTGTTTATTGTGGCAGCTCTTCTGAGTTGAGCAGCTTGTTTTTTCTCTAAGATTTGTTGCCTGTTGGCAGTTGGGGCGTCGGAGACGTTCATTGTGCGAACGAGCTGTCTTGCTCTTCCCACCTTTCGTCTATCATAATCTTCTAATGCCTGTGCTAAGCTACGTTTCGACATGTCAAAATGACAGGTGTACGTGTTTCACGTGAGACGTTTTCCCCATGTGATCACATGGTAATCACCTGAAGATTAACGGAGTGAGAGTGACGGCTGGGGGTAATAGTAGCCTTCGGCTTAGCCCCAGCCGTTTGTCTTATATTAAGACGCCTACTATTATAACCGTGAATAAGTAAAGTCTAGTTCAACTATGCTACTGTTGAGAGGCGCGCCCAAGTGGGACTTCTTCCTATCGCCTTGTATTTATCGCGTCGGCCAGTGGGCTATCGCCCACAGGCCTAGCTCCCTGAAGCGGGTCGCTCGCGCGCCCCGAGAGATTATTAGATAAGTGAGAGGTCATAATAGTAGGGGGCCAACGGCCTTTGGCCTGGCCCCTAGTTTTAAACCTAACCCTAATTCTTAGGGAACCCTAGGCCTAAAACTAACCCTAGACCTTACCTAACCCTAACCCTAAACCCTAACCCTAGTAGTGAACGTAGTACAAATTTGAATAAAAGTATAAATCCATTTATTAAAATTTACATGGACAATCAATGAATGCTTCGTTGCATTTTTCACACCAGCTCATAAGACGTTCGTCATCGCTAAGTGAGCTTTCGCAAGATCCCATTCGGATCATTGCGTTTCTCGCCTCTGGCGGTCCTTCTTCGTAAGAGCTGTTCCAGCTTGGAGAAACGGACGATAAGTCATCTGAGCTACTATCTTCCTTGGTGAGATCGATCATAGGAGCTTCCTTGCCAAATAGTAGCTCCCGTTGAGTAAGAGGATTAGTATTAGGCACAATGCGACCAGTCGCATTTTGGCGAAATAAAGGAGCTTTCTTTGCTTTCTTGGAAGCCCGTTCTTCCTTATGGTGCTTCGAAGATTTAGTTTTGCGGGGACGTGGGGGAGGTGTATCATCAACTGGTTTGATGGTCTCCATTTTGATCACCTTAAATCTTCTGAGGATTGGATCGCGGACAGAAGGATCTTTCCAAAGTTCCTCTGGATGGTAATTACTGGTAACTACCAACCTCTCCGGTCTTAACATGACTGTACGCCCTTTCATTTCTGAACGAAAGGGGAAACGATCTGCCCAAATCTTGAGATGATCACCCAAGTAATCATGTGTAAGACCGATGTCTTCAAGAACAACCGTTGCTTGGTCATTGTATCCATCCCACCATTTGTTGCACATTTTTCTATAGGCGTCAGGGTAGTCCTGCCAGACAGTTTTGGACTTTCCGGTACCAGTAGGACCCCAAATCCAGAGATTTGGGGGATTGCCATGCTCCCATGATAAGGCAGTACGAGGCTTGTTATTAATAACCTCCTGACGAACATTGCGTATATTATTGAAATAAAGCAATGAGTGTTTAGGGTTGATTTCTTCGAAACAACCCTCTTTGGCAAGCCTCATGGTTTCTTCGTACTTTTCCATGGAAGCTTTATGGCCGGCGACGTTTTGTTCCTGTGGTTCTTCGCCAGTTTGATGAACCTCTGCGTTCTGGCCGTAATGCGGACCAGCGGTTTTAAATTTGGACCATTCTTCGTGTGTTTGATCCCCCTTTTTACAGTAATCAATGGCATCACGGACAGTACCCTTTTTGACCTCTAGATGTGCACGGTCTAAGATTTTGGAAAGGGCTGTTCTTGTTTTTTGTCCTACCAGACAAAAGTAGCCCTGAAGATGCGGGGTCTTGCGAGCACCGGCAGAATCGGATAATACAGCATGTTCTACTCCGTAGACCATGTACGTTGTTTGAGGACGAAACATGATGAGAGTTGCGTAGTCCAACTCCGTAGGGTTGTTGATTGTGAAGCACCAATGTTTGGCTTTGTTATTTTGAATTTTCTCTTGCATGTTATAGGTGTCTTTGTCGGAATCAGGTGACTTTCACATGTCTTTGACATTGCCTTTTTGGGGTTTGGTTTTTCCCCACGTGTTGTGCACACCACGTGAAATCACGTGTGGGCCCCGTGACCGAGGC